AATATGTGATAGGTCAGGCTTACAATAAATCAGGTCTACAAGTTTTGACTAAGAAAGAAACACAAGACCCAGCAACAGGTAAAAGAAGATGAAAGAATTAGACACATCAGGTTTTAATTGTCCTATACCGATAATTAAAGCAAAGAAAGAATTAAATGGAATGGAAATAGGTGAAACTTTAAAACTTATTAGCACTGACCCTGGTGCAGTTGCAGATATAAAATCACTTTGTAACTCATTAAATCACGAATTAATCAAAAGTGAAGAAAAAGATGGTAAATTTCACTTTGAGATAGTAAAACAGTAAATTTTAACACTTTTACTAAAAAACAAAGACGCTAGGCCACCTAAAAATCCATTTTTATTGGTCGGGTGATACTATCACTCATGGAAAATATAGGTCTTTATATATCCTCGATTAGATACTCTATAGAGGATTTTATTATATAAGCCACTTTAGCTCAGTGGTAGAGCAGCTGTTTTGTAAACAGCAGGTCATCTGTTCGAATCAGATAAGTGGCTCATATAAATAATAGATGAAAAATCACAAATTATCAATATTGACATTTGTCACATCACTAGCAATTGCAGCTGTGGCAGCATGGTATTCTATTATCGGACTAACAGCAATATTTGCTGCAGCTGTCATTCCAATAATTATCATGGGTATAGTTTTAGAAGTTGGAAAGTTAGTATCTGCAGCATGGGTTTATAATCATTGGAAAGAAACAAGTATATTGTTACGAACATATCTAGTTTCTGCCATTGTAGTTTTGATGTTAATCACAAGTATGGGTATCTATGGATTTTTATCTAAGTCACATATTGATGCTGGAATTAATACAGGTGAAATATCAGTCAAGATAGAAAGAGTTGATAATCGTATTGCAAGTGAACAAAGACAGATAGACAGAGCAGAAAAGAATATTCTAGAAATGGATACAACATTAGAAAAAACTGAATATGGATTCTTTGATGATTCTAGATTAGAGGAAAGAAAAAGACAATCTGTAGAGAGAGAACAATTAAACAACATCATCAACAAAGCAGAGAAAAATATTGATGGTTTACTAGACAAGAAATCAGAGTATGAATTAGAGGTTAAGAACTTTGAAGTAGAAGTAGGGCCTATCAAGTATATTGCAGCATTGATATATGGTGATGAGGCTAAGAATTATCTTGACAATACTGTACGATATGTGATACTATTGCTTATATTTGTATTTGACCCATTGGCAGTCTTACTATTGATATCTGCTAACATGTCATACAGAAAAGAGTTAGAACTTTATCAACCAAAAAAGAAAGAGTTTATAGAATCTAAGGAAGAATTACCAGTGGAAGTAGAGGTAGAAGAAAAAGGAATACCAGTCAATGACAGTAATTGGACTACTATTTTGGGTAAGACAGTTAGGAGTGCAACTGTAAACAGAGGAGTTAAGAAAGTCACTAAAGAAAAGGATGGTGTTAAAATACATTTTTACGAGGAAGATGACGGAAAAGGTTGACAATCATTGATAGACCTGTTAGAATGGTACAACAAATAGGAGTTATATAATGGCAAAAGAAATAGATGCTGATTTACTACAGAAACAAAGAGATTCTCTTGTACAAGACTTGACAAATGCTAAAGTTGCTGTAGAAACATCAAAAAACAGAGTACAACAAATACTCGGTGCAATACAAATGACTGATAATCTGATTGCAGTATCCAAAGAGGGTAACTACTCAAAGAGTAGAGCAAACTCAGAGAATGAGAACCCAGAGAAGGCTACTGAAGTACAAAAATCACTAGAAGAACACGCCAAAGATATGGTATCGGAACTTGGTGATGATGATTTAGGAAAGGTAGACTAATGTACGAATACAGATGTAAAATTAGAAGGGTTGTTGATGGTGATACAGTAGATATAGACATAGACTTAGGATTTGGCGTATGGTTACACAAAGAAAGAGTAAGAATCTATGGTATAGATACACCAGAATCAAGAACTAGAGATAAAGAAGAAAAGAAATATGGATTGATGGCAAAAGAGTTTGTTAAACAATTCGTAAAAGGTGATAGTATAAAATTGACTACACAAAAGTACGATGCCAAAGGAAAGTTTGGTCGTATTCTTGGTGATATAATAGTAGATAATAGGTCATTGTCGGATACTATGATACAAGAACATCATGCTGTGATATATCATGGTCAAAGTAAGGAAGATATACAAAAGGCACATATGAATAATCGTAAATTTTTCAACGGAGAAACAATATGAGTATAAAAGGTACTAAAACAGAAGAAAATCTAAAAGACGCATTTGCTGGTGAATCACAGGCAAATCGTAGATATCTCTACTTTGCAGCAAAGGCAGATGTAGAAGGTGAGAATGATGTGGCAACAGTATTTCGTTCTACGGCAGAAGGCGAAACAGGTCATGCACATGGACATCTAGAATATCTAGAAAAAGATTGTGGTGACCCTGCGACAGGTGAACCTATCGGAAATACAAGAATGAATCTAAAGGCTGCTATTGCTGGAGAAACACATGAGTATACAGACATGTACCCAGGTATGGCAAAGACTGCTCGTGATGAGGGGTTTGATGAAGTAGCAGATTGGTTTGAAACTCTGGCAAAAGCCGAGAGAAGTCATGCTAACAGATTCACTAAAGCATTAGAAAATATGTCATAATAAACCTTGACAATACTTGATACACCCTATATAATGGCTCTAATATGACTAAAAATATAGATAAATTTACTACAATGGAACATAGAGTAATAGATGAACTCAAAGAAGTCTATGACCCTATAATCATGACAGAAGAAGAAATACATACTGAATTTGTAAGAATCAGTAATGCTATCGGAATAGAGGCATTTGAAGTCAAGGATATATGCGAAAGGTGGATGAGAGAGGAAGTCTTGAAATCACTAGAGCAAACTAATAGACATTTTTCTTCCGATAATAAGAATGATATGTCTAAATAATAGTAGACTTAGACCCTCATGTCTTTAAACTGCGGTGAGGCCAGGGTAGAGCCAGTGAACGCGAGAACTAGGAAATCCGATTATGTTTATCCCGTCAACCAAATCTACCCACTAATTATTTACAAGTGAGGACATCATGAATAAAACATACAAATTGACGGACTTAACAGAAAAAGAAGTGAAAGAGCTTCAGAGCTGTGAAGATATCAAATTTGTACTCACAGAACATCATCCGATACATAACAGTCATGTGACAGATGATTATGGAAATGAGATAGAACCTACTCAATACATGTACAATGTAATCGTAGAAATACTACCCTCAACAGAGGAAAGAGAATCAAAAGTGGAAACTTATATCTCATCACTTACACTACCTGGTAAAAATCACAGAATAGACCATTTTAGTCGTGAGTATAGTTATCTGAAAGAGGAACTAGGAATCAATATAGAACACAAGAAAAGAAAGATACCATCAACATTAGGTGAATCATTAAACGAATTTGAGGAGAAATATATTCATGAGTAAATCAGCAATACCATCAGCACCACAACCCAAAAAGAATGCAAGTGGTAAAATCATCAAACTGAGTAAGAACTCTAGTCATGGTACCTATCGTTGTAAAAGAAAACCAAACAGTAAGAGGTGTAAAAATGTCTGAACCCCTAATGAACATAGTTAAAATATTCGTAATACTATTCGTATGTCTATTTGTATATAATACAGCATTCGGAAAGACTATTACAATGGAAGTAGATGGTAAGGAAATCATCACTATTACAGTCGCAGAGGAAGAAAAAGAAGTAGAAACAGAGGAAGAACCAGATTGCGAGTAATATACTTATTTTTGAAAGGATTGATACTTGCCAATCCAATCACTACAAATATAATTCTAGCACTGATATTACTCATGATATTGACATCATGTGCTCATCATTCAGTCACATTAGGGCCAATGGAGATATGTGGTGCAAACGAACAATGTATACCTGAACCAACAAAAAACTAAATTATGGATACAATCAACACATTTATACTGAATTGGTGGCCATTATGTACATTTTGTATATTCATAGCAGGTATCATATACATTTACTTTACAGGTGAACTCGAATGAAATACAATGAAGATATCATACTTAATCTAATCAAGGACTATATTAAGAATACCTATGGAGAACATTACTCTACAACAGAAGAAGGTTTTCAAGTCATGGATATACTACGCAATCTAGAAATAGACAAGAACTTTTGTCAAGCCAACGCAATCAAATATCTCATGCGATATGGAAAGAAAGACGGATATAACGAAAAAGACTTATACAAGGCAATACACTATATCGTATTACTCATATCATCAGAAAGAAAGGATAAACACAAAGATACAACGATAGGCAAACTCGTACACCCCGAAGATAGTTTACATAGAAAATAATCAGCAACAGGACGCGGCTTTTTCC